ATGGAAATGCTGACCTTTGTCCGGGGCAAGGACCTGCGGCCGGAGGCTGAGGCTGGCGCCCATGATGACTGCATCATGGCATTGGCCATTGCCTACTATATCCGCCCGCAGCAGAGCATGCAGATCAAGACGCAGGATGGATCGGGCCGGAAATGGAGCAAGGATCAGATAGAGGACTGGCTGAAGGCATCGGAAAAGGATCGCAGGATCATGGAGCAGATGTGGGGCAGACCGGTTTGGTAAGGCGAACTACAGGAGGATAGGAAATGAAGACCAAAAAAGAAAACAGCGCCAGGCGGGAGCAGTGGCAGAAGCGCCTGGCTGACAGTGATGAATACTGGAAACCGCAGCTGACAAAGATGGACGAGCGGGAGGCGCTGTTCAATGGCACGGATGTGCTCAAGCCGATGGTAAAAGAGGATGCAAAAGCCGGCAAGAAGACTTCTCATGTGCGTAACATCGTGTTCGAGAACATTGAAAGTCAGATCAGCGCATCGATCCCACAGCCGAAGGTGACGCCACGGCGGGAGAAGGACGAGCACCTTGCCAGTCTGATCGAGCATTTTATTCGCAATGAGCTGGACAGGCTGCCCTTTGAGACCATGAACGATATGGCGGAACGCACAGTACCGCTCCAGGGTGGCGTTGGCTTTCTGGTGGACTGGGACAACACAAAGCGCACCCACAATACCGTGGGCGAAACGGATGTGAATGTGATCCATCCCAAGCAGTTCGCACCTCAGCCGGGAGTGTACACCGGGATCCAGGACATGGATTGGTTCATTGTTAAGGTGCCTACCACCAAGGAGGCAGTGCGCCGGCAGTATGGAGTGCCTGTATATAACGAATCGGAAAGTGAGCCGGACATTCGCTCTACCGGTGCAGAACACACCGCTGAAGATGCGGTGACCATGTATGTGGGCTTTGAGCGCAACGAAAACGGCGGGATCAACAAGTACATATGGGTAAACGATGTGGAGCTGGAAGACCTGGAAAACTATCAGGCGAGACGTGTTCCTACCTGCAACTCCTGTGGCAGAGTCCGCCCCTTGCCCGGGCAGGTGATCAACAACGATGTGCAGGCTGATATACCCGATCAGGCGCAGGGGATGATCTCTGCAGAGCAGGTGGAGACGGATATGGCAGGGCACGCCCTGGCAGCTGTGCTTGCTCAGCAGAGTCTGGCTGGGGAGAGCGCACTGGCGGCAATGCCGGTGGCGGACAAGCCCACAGAGCCCCGCAAGTATGACGGCGGCTGCTGCCCATGGTGCGGCTGCAGCGAATTTACAGACACGGAGCAGGAATTTGAAGCGGTGTTTCTGCCCATGAGAACCAAAAGCGGCGTTCAGCTCCCTGGTGCGGAGGCGGCATTCGATGATGAAGGAAAACCGGTGGTTAGCCCCACCTTGATACCGTTTTACAAACCGGACGTGTATCCCATCGTTCTGCAGAGGAGCGTGTCTGTGTACGGTCAGCTGCTGGGATCTTCTGATGCGGATATGATCGCGGATCAGCAGAACACCATCAACCGGATGCACCAAAAGATCATTGATCGGCTTTTGAAGGCAGGTACCCGGATCACGCTGCCCAACAAGGCAGATATCAACATCGACACGGAGGACGGGGAGAGGATCTATTTGAATGACCCGGCACAGAAGAACCTGATCGATGTCTATGAGTTCAGCGGCAACCTGCAATATGAGATGGCGTATTTGGCCCAGGCGTATGAGGAAGCCCGTCAGATCCTGGGTATCACAGATTCCTTCCAGGGCAGAAGAGATCCTACGGCAACATCAGGAGTTGCAAAGGAATATGCAGCTGCACAGGCGGCGGGCCGGTTGGAAAGCAAGCGGGTCATGAAGAATGCGGCCTATGCACAGCTGTTTGAGCTGATGTTTAAGTTCTGGCTTGCCTACTCGGACGAGCCCCGGCCGGTTACGTACAAGGACAGCACCGGCACTATGCGCTACGAAGAATTCAACCGATACGACTTTCTGGAACAGGATGCAGACGGGCAGTGGTACTGGAACGATCAGTTCCTTTTCTCCTGCGATACCTCCGCACCTTTGGCGAGCAACCGGGCGGCTATGTGGCAGGAGACCCGACTGAATCTGCAGACAGGTGCATTCGGTGATCCGACCAGCACAGAAACGCTGATTTTGTTCTGGAGCAAAATGGAGGCGCTGCATTATCCCGGCGCCGGTGAAACCAAGAAGTTCTTGGAGGAACGGCGGGAGCGGGAGAGAGCGGCTGCGACGGCACAGCTGACACCGGGGAATACCCCCACAGGCATACCGGGGCAAGGAGTGCAAAGCATGACCGACAGCGGAATCGCTGCGGGAATACCGGAGATTGCCACACCAGTGTGATCACTGGTTCGCAATGACATAAGTGATATCCCCCGCTATACGCGCTATGTGTGGCGGCAGATATAAATGCGCAGTGAAAGGAGGAAGTGCTATGAGCGAAAGAAGCGGCTATGCCGGCAAGATCAAGAACGGCGGCACTCAGACCGTCAAAGCCCCTCAGCAGATCACCGATCCCAAGAAGGGCACTGTCAAGACCGGTAACGATCTGCGCACCGGCAAGAAGTAAGGTTGCCGGAAAAACCAATGTGCCCACAGAATCGATGGGATTGCCACACCAGTGTGATCACTGACTCGCAATGACATTGCGGTGTGGGCACCCTTGCCGCGATCTTAGCGGCACACATTACCCAGGAATAGGGAGAAAATCCAAAGCGGCCATATTGGCCACGGAAAGGAGCCATTATGGCTGGAATCACAGAAGCGGAAGTCTACGAGGCTTTCGGTTTAGGCGCACAAGCGCAGGAGCTCGCCGACCCTGCAAATGAGGGGGCACAGCCCACAGGCGCACAAGTGCAGGAGCTCGCCGACCCTGCGGGCGCAGACGATCCGTCAGAGGACAATCCTCAGTCTGCCGATAACAATCAGCCGGAAGAGAATCCGGCCCAAAGCGAGGCACAGGAGCCCGGGACGGACGGGCAGGAACTGACCCCGGAACAGCGCCGGCAAAATGCTGAACAGCGCCGTCGGCGGGAGAGACAGGCTCAGCAGGCGGCGACAGATCAGGCGGTACAGGAGGCTCTTCGGCAGGAACGCAGTAAGCACGAAGCCGATATGCAGGATTTTTTTGCAAGGGCAGGCCTGGTCAATACCGTCACAAATGAACCTATCACGAACATGGAGCAATTCAATGCGTGGCAGAAGCAGAGCCGGGATGCCCAGCTGCAGAAGGAGCTGCAGGCAGGCAAGCTGACCCCGGAGGGCCTTCAGCATGCCATTGGCGATCACCCTGTGGTGCAGCAGGTGCAGCAGAGGCTTCAGGCTGATGCCGCACAGGCAGAGGCACAGGCCAGGGCGCAGGCCAGAGCGCAGATCGAAGCAGAGATCGCAGAGATCGGCAAACTGGATGCATCGGTAAAGTCTATCGACGATCTGGTGAAGGCACCGTATTGGAATGAAATGCGCGATATGGTCGATCGGGGCTATTCCCTCAAGGATGCCCATTTCCTGTTAAATCACAAACGCTTGGAAGATGCTAAGGTGGCGGCTGCACAGGCGGCCGGCGCAAATAACGCCAGGGGTAAGGATCACATGACAGGTCTGGCACCCGTCCGAGGCGGCGGAAACATTACCGTGCCCGCGGATCAGCTGGCCTTGTACAGGCAATTCATGCCGAATGCCACGGATGCAGAAATCCAGGCGCACTACAACCAATACAAGAAAACTTAAGGAGGAAACCACATGTATTTTGTACACACAACCGATACCGGCACCGTGCTCCCCTGGGAGTACATGAAGGCGAAGGCCGGTACTTATCAGGCGGGCCAGCTCCTGAATGCAGAAGGTGGCGCACTGACACCCATCGCAGCGGCAAGCAAGACGACCCCCGGTTATCTTTGCATGGCCAACATCACGGTGGCGGAGGGTCAGCCGATTCCTGTTACCCGCATCCAGCGCACTGCGGTATACGAGACCCAGCTTTCCGCAGCAGCTGAAGGCGCTGCTGAGGGCAGCAAGCTGGAGGTCAGCGCAGGCGGTCTGCAGGTGGATGCAGCTGCAGCCGGTACATTTGAGGTCACTTACATCGAGGCAACCACTGCCGGTGCCTTGGTAAGAGGCCGCTTTATCTAATCCCAAGAAAGGAGAACCAAGACAATGAAAATTACCTTTTCTGAAAATTCCGAGCTGAACAACTCTATTTTCGGCAAGTGCCAGGCTCCTGTGCGGATGTTCCTGGAAAAGAGGGGCGAACAGTTTGAGCAGCAGAGTGTCATCAAGGAGCTGTTCGTCATGGGCACTTCTCAGAACTTTGGCGATCTGATGACCTCCATGACCGCTATGGACGGCTTCCAGCCTGTTGGCGAAAACGGTGCATATCCCACGGACGGCATGCAGGAGGGCTACTCCAAGATGCTGGTGTATGAGACCTGGAAGAATTCTTTCTCCATTTCTCAGGAGATGGTGGAGGACGGCAAGCTGATGGATATGAAGAAGCAGCCCGAGGCCTTCCTCACCTCCTATCACCGCACCCGCGAGCTGTTCGGTGCAGCTCTGTTCGGCGGCGCAATCAAGGGTCAGACATCTGTCAAGTTCCGGGGCAGAGCCTTTGATATCACCGGCGCAGACGGTGCTGCACTGTTCCATACTGCTCATGCACCCAAGGTCAAGGGCGCAAAGCAGTCCAACAAGTTCAGCGACGCATTCAGCGTGGAAGCCCTGGGCCGTGCGGAAAGTGCAATGCACCTGTTCAAGGGCGATGATGACAACATCCTGGATGTGGCGCCCAACACTATCCTGATCCCTGAGGATCCTGATCTGAAGAAGGATGTGTTTGCTGCCATTGGTGCGGACAAGGATCCGGTCACCGCCAACAATGCTTTCAACTATCAGTATGGCCGGTGGAACGTGATCGTTTGGTCCTACCTCAACCAGTTTGTGACCGCAGGCACCAAGCCCTGGATCCTGCTGGACACCGCCTACAACGAGACATACGGCGGCGCGGTTTGGAACGATCGCATCAAGCTCAATGTTCATTCTGACATTGACAAGGGCACCGATGCCAATGTATGGCGTGGCCGCAGCCGTTTCAACGCCACCTTCAATGACTGGCGGTTTGCCTGCATCGGCGGCATCGCCGGCGGCACCGAGCTGGCCAAGCTGAATGTGTAATACAGGTACTACATAACGCAAAGGGCGTGGGCAATGCGCCCATGCCCTTTTTGCAAGAAGGAGGATTTATGGCGAACATTCGTGAGATCATTGAGCGAGTCGATGACATAAAGCCCAATGCATTTAGGGAAAAAACAAAACTGGCGTGGATCGGTGAACTGGAGGGACTAATTACTGCGGATGTGATGCTGATGGCCAGTCCCGATATCTGTCAAATGGAATGTAAATATCCGGATGCATTGGATAGGGAGCTGTTGGTAGGCTTTCCTCATGATGGCATTTATGAGCAGTACCTGTGCGCGAAGATCGATTTTGCCAATGGTGAATACAGCAAGTATCAAAACAGCATGGAGATGTTCAATGCCCATTATGAAAATTTCGTAAACTGGTTTATCCGCACCTACTCACCAGGACAGGGTTACAGGGAGGAGGATTACTATGGGAATGCATGATAAACCGCCTTATTACATTACGGCATACGGCATTGCAGTAAAACATGGCTTCAAGGGTACGATCGAACAGTGGCTTGCCTCTCTGCATGGCGATAATGTAGAGCTGCGATATGTGGGAGATAAGCTGCAGTGGCGAAGAGTAAAAAACACCGAAGAACCGGAGCCGGAAGACGGTTGGCAAGATCTTTTGGATATGACTGGTACTCGGGAAGAGATATTTAGTAAAGCACAGCAGGAGGTTCTTCGTGCTGAGGCGGCTGCTGGCGAATCTAAAGATGCTGCTGATCGAGCTGAAGGAGCGGCGGGTCGCGCGGAAGATGCCGCGGGGAGTGCGGAAGCATCGGCTACTTCCGCCCTGCAGGCACAGGTGGCAGCTGAAGAAGCGGTCGGTCGGTCGGAAGCGGCGGCGGCGCGTTCTGAGGGAGCTGCCGCAGAAGCCGCAAATAAAAAGCCGAAAGATGTCATCGTAACAGCAACATTTGAAGACGCACAACTTGATGGTGCAACTGGATTGTTGGTATCAAACGGAACTTCGGGTTTGACTGCTATTGAAATTGCAACAGCCATCGGGAAAGGTGCTACCGTTAAGCTCATCGATAACAAATATATCGTTTATGAATACAGCGGATACTTGCCAAATCCTAGCTCCAATATGGCATCTTTCAGGGCGGAGATTGCGACAGCGGAAGGCATCAAAGTATATAGTATCGATATTGACAATCAACTATATGCACGCAGAGTGGAAACCCTCATTGCATATAGTGCTGAAGATGCCGTTACCTACACCCCCCAAGAGCTGAATCCGGAACAGCAAGCGCAGGCACAGATGAATATCGGCGTGGACAAGTTATGCCCCCCGTTTACGGAAAGCGGTTCTGCGGTTACCTGTGAACCCGTGGAGGGCTATCCGCTGCAAGTGGTGAGCAAAATCGAGCCTGTCCAAAGCGGAACTGGCGACCCCAGCCCCGACAATATCCGCCCGATTAGCGGACATAGTGCCGTTAAGCTGACCCGAAGCGGGAAGAATTTGATTGATACAAAGAATCCGAAAATTTGCCACACTAATCCGATTGATAAAGCAATGGATATAACACTAAGCGACACCGGATTTACGATGGTAAGTGTTCGTGATGGCGTATCTCCTTGGTTCTATCTGTCATACATCATAGGAACAGTAAAGGAACTGACAGGTAAAACGATTACCGCGTCTGCCGATTATACATCTTCGAAAAGTAGCGATTATAATGTTCCATTCTTAGGGATTAGACAAACAAACGTCGAACCTTGTGGGAATAACAATGATATAACCTACCAGAACGGTGGCTATGCTACCGACAAATCTATGCCTGTATTGGAAGGTGGCGTTAAAAGCGGAACTTCTGTTTCTTATACTGTTACGGGCGAGGAAACTTGTAAATACGTCATGTTTACTATGTGTTTTCAATACGGAGGTTCGCTAGAAGTAGGCGATTGGGTAAAGTATAGCAATGTCCAAGTCGAAATCGGCTCCACCGCAACCGCCTACGAACCCTATCGGGGCGAAACCTTTGAACTCGACCTGGGACAGACTGTCTATGGCGGTACACTTGATTGGAATACTGGCGTGCTGACGGTGGATAGGAAAGTTCTTGTTGTAGATGGTACGGAACTGTCGTTTACGGATATCGGCGGTGATTATTGGAATTTGCCATATTATGTTGTTCCTGGAATAAAAAGCAACATGAACCTTACAAACAGCCACCTCCCCCTATATTGCTTCGCACCCCATCCGGGTTCTGATTTCATTTATGGCAGAGGCCAATATATCAAGAACTATGGTTTTGAAAGCGCAGATGCGCTTAATGCCTATCTGGTCGAGCAAAATGCGGCAGGAACACCGCTTCAGATTCAGTACGATTTAGAAGAACCTATCACCATCCAATTGACACCGCAGGAAATCCTTGCCCTGTCGGGTATCAACACCCTGTACAGTGACACAGGAGATACCGAGGTCACCGGCAGAGCAAACCCTGTCGCCATTATCAGCAATTTACAGAGCCGACTTGCCGCCCTTGAAGCGGCTGTCGTAAACAACGCATAAGGGGGAACTGATTATGTATGAAATTTTGAAATCCGTCATTTCTGCCGGCGGCTACAAGCTGGCGGACATTCAGCACAAGGTGAAAAAGCTGTACATCCTGGGCGACTTGACCGAAGAGCAGATGGACGAGCTGCTTGCAATGGCATCGGATGGCATCTCTGCTGATGCAGAGCGACCGGAAACCCTGGCACTCATCCACACCCTTGCCGAGAAGGTCGAGGCCCTGGAGGTGCGCATGGCTGCCTACGACGGCGGCAACGGCGAGGAGCAGGGCGGCTATCCTGCGTGGAAGCCATGGGACGGCATCAGCAAGGACTATCAAAAGGGCGCGATCGTTTCCCACAATGGCGAACTGTGGCGGTCTGACTATGCCGGTCAGAATGTCTGGGAGCCTGGCACGCCCGGCACAGAAGCCCTGTGGGTGAAATACATTGAGGAGGAATAACCAATGAAAAAGACAGCAAAAGGCCTTGTGGAGTATGTCCTGGCGCAGTTGGGCCGGCCTTACTGGTACGGTACATTCGGCCAGGCGGCAAACAAGGAACTGTACGAGCAGAAGAAACGGCAGTATCCCAAGCAGTATACCTGGGATTATGACGGCATCACCGCCAAGGTGCACGACTGTGTGGGCCTGATCAAGGCTTATCTTTGGGGCAACGGCCCGGAGGATGCGAACCCTGTCTACGACTCTGCGCAGGATCTGTCGGCCAATATGATGCGCGACGCCTGCAAGACCAAAGGGAAGATGGCGACCATGCCGGAGATCCCCGGTGTGCTGGTGTTCTTTAGTGGCCATGTGGGCGTGTACATCGGTGGCGGTGAGGTCGTCGAGTGCCGGAGCCGTAAGTATGGCGTCTACAAGTCCAAGCTGAAAGACAGACCTTGGACAAGCTGGGGTTATCACCCGGATATCGTCTATGAAGAGCCGGAGCAGGAAGATCTTGCAGAGGTCGTTGCCATCGATCTGCCGGTTCTGAAGAAGGGCGACAAGAGCGAGACCGTCAAGGCGATGCAGAACCTTCTGCTCGGCCGCGGCTACGAAATGAAGACCGGCGATACGGTCTACGGCGCGGATGCATCCTTTGGTGGCGCGACTCGCAGAGCGGTGGAGAGATTCCAGGCTGAGAACGGCCTTGCCGTGACCAGCCAGTGCGACGCCGCAACCTGGCGCAAGCTGCTGGGCCTGTGAGGGAGGATGCTCTATGGATTTGGAACATGAGCGCCGATTGACCGCAGTGGAGCAGAGATCAAAGTCCAACACCCACCGTCTGGAGAAGCTGGAGGAATCCACCGAGGCCATCAACCGCCTGGCCACATCCATGGAGGTCATGGTGAGCAAACAGGAGCAGGTGGCCGAGACCGTGGACAAGCTGGACGGCAAGGTCACTGCCCTGGAAGCAAAGCCCGGCAAGCGTGTGGACAGCCTGGTGGATAAGATCATCTGGGCGTTATGCGCCGCTGTACTTACATTCATTCTGGCCCGTCTCGGGCTGTAAAAAAACAAGGAGGACAATATGAACGAAAAGGATTTCGTGGCCCTGTGCAAGAAAACCGTGGCGGAATACGTCAACCACCATCTCGACAAGAGTGATAACGTGCAGATCACCGAGGACAATGTATTCATCGTCTGGATGTGCAAGACCCTTCAAAACAGCAAGGCCCTTGTGAGCACTACGCTCTTTGACGGTATGTACTACGAATTGACATACAACGGCGATAAGCAGGAACTGTATGTCGATGCGTACAAGAAGTGGGAAAACTTTGCTGTCCCTGTGGGCGGCGCAAACTGAGGAGGAAAAATCATGGATTACACAACTATCGTAAATGCAGTTTTTCACTACGGCAGCATCCTGATGGCCGTCATGGCCGTGCTGGTGTTCGCCACCAACATCATCGTGAAAATGGTAAAGAAGCTGTTTCCCAAGGTGCCCACCAACTTCGTGGCGGTTATCGTGGCGCAGATCATCACGGATCTGTCGGCGGTGATCCTGTGCACAATCATGGAAATTACTGTGATGTGGTACTACGCCGTCGGCGCGGTGGTTCTGGGCCTGTTCGTTGGCTACGCGGCTATGTTTGGTTTTGATAAGTTTAAGGCTGCGTGGGAGAAACTGAAAGCGCTGAAGAAATGATATGAGATTGCCACACCAGTGTGTTCACTGGTTCGCAATGACAAACAATGTGGGCGGGGTCGGCCGTGCGGCCGATCCCGCCGTTCTTTAAGGAGGAAGAAAAATGCCTTCCAACTGGCAATCAATAGACATGAACTTCCCCTCGTTCACAGGGGAGGAATCACCGAAGGAGCAGATCCGTCAGCTGCATAATTACCTTTTCCAGCTGCGTCAGGGACTGCAATATTCTCTTCAGAATCTGGGCCTCAAAAACTTTAATGCGGCAGGACTGAAGGAATTGACGGAAGCGCAGAAGCAGGATGTTACGGTGTTGCTGCAGGGAATTACCCAGGCAGTGAACAATCTTTCGGGGGAACTGAACAGTCTGTCCGGACGGGTGCGGGATGTGGAAAAGCTGAGCGGACAGATCGCAGACATTGAGGAGTGGACCGCCGCAGCAGAGACTCAGCTGAAGGAGCTGGATGACCGAATCACGGCACTGGAGCAGATCCTGCGTGTCGGGGAGGATGGCAGCATCAGCATCGGCGTGGCGGGACGAACGATCAATATTGTGGGCAGTATCCTCATAAACGGAAAAGAGTGGCAGGTTGAGCCGGAGGAGGAAGATCCGCCCATTGAAGAGGAAGTGTCCGAGGAGGAAATGCAATGAAACTACCCAACATGAAATATTTAGATGGCATATCCAAAAGCACGCAGGTGAAATTTGGAGGGCTGAACCATACAAAGGGTGCCGGTGACGGAGAGCTTTGGGATATGAAAAACCTGACAGGTGACCATTATCCGCTTTTGGCCACCAGGGCAAAGCGGCAGATATACCGGAGGTTGGAGAAGCCCTCAGGGCTTTATTCCTGGGAGGGGCTGTGCTGGGTGGACGGCACTGGCTTTTATTACCGGGGAAAATACAAGATGGCAGTGAGTGAAGGGGAAAAAATCTTCGCGTCCATCGGTGCGTACATTGTGATCTTCCCGGATAAGTGCTACTACAATGTGGATACTGACGAATCCGGATCGCTGGAGGCTGTGTGGGAAGAACAGTATTTCTTTATAGGAGATGGTACGCGCAACGGAATGAACTATAAAGCAAGTTGCATTTTCGGTCGAGAAACAGATAGTTTCGAAGGCATATTTTCCCCGGGAGATGCAGTGACAATTGAGAACTGCAACGCAATTCCCAGTAATAATAAGACGGCAGTTGTCCGAGCAGTTATAAAAAATGAACTGCACTTTGATGAAAATACCTTTACCCTCCCTGACGGGGAATCAAGATACATGGAGCAAGAGATTGGGGAAGGGAATTTGACGATCAAGAGGACTGTGCCAGATCTGAAATATATCTGTGAGAATGAAAACCGGTTATGGGGTTGTTCAGACAACCGCATATTTTCCTGCAAACAGGGTGATCCGTTTAACTGGAACAACCGGGATGGGGTTGAGAGCGACGGCTATGAGGTGGATACCGGATCAGCAGGTATTTTCACAGGATGCGTTTCCTTTCAGGGGTATCCTACATTCTTTAAGGAAGATCATATTTACAAGGTCTATGGTGCGCTTCCTTCGGAGTTTCAGCTGATGGAAAGCACAGTGCCCGGGGTAGCCAATGGCAGTCATTTAAGTCTTGCTGTGGCCAACAGTATCCTCTTTTATCTAAGCCGGAACGGGGTAATGGCCTACACCGGAGGTATCCCACAATCTGTGGGAAGCGCTTTCGGTCTTCAGCGATTCCAAAACGCCGTGGCGGGCTCGGATGGCATGAAATACTACATAAGCATGCAGGACGGGACGGAGACGTGGGGACTGTATGTGTATGATACGCAGACCGGGCTCTGGTTCAAAGAGGATGACAGCCAGGCGGTGGGCTTTGCCCGGCACGACGGAAAGCTCTACATGCAGACAAAGATGGGTCAGCTGTTGATCACCGGCAATGTCCCGGCTCAGCCGGAGGAGGCGGAGCTTGAAGAAACAGTACAATGGTTCGCTGAATTTGCGGATATTACGGAAAAAGACCCCAACAAAAAAGGAATCAGCAAGCTACAACTTCGGCTGGAACTGGAGGAAGGTGCCAATGTCCAGGTGTGGATGATGCTCGACTCTGACGGAAAATGGATGCCAGTAGGGCAGGCTGTTGGAGAAGGGAAGAAGCGCAGCTATTATCTGCCGATTGTTCCGCGCCGGGCTGATCATTACCGGCTGAAGCTAACAGGTACCGGCGGATGCCGGATCTATTCACTGACGCTGGAATCTTATTCCGGGTCAGAACTAAGAAGCAAGGAAGGGAGAAATTAAAATGGCCTATACATATGACAACATCCTGGAGGAAGCCAGGAAGGCGGGAGTGCTGGAAAAGTTCTCTCAGGAGGACCACAATACTGCTCAGCGAAATCCGGAGTACGGAATGTCCCTGGTGGGGCTGCTGAAGGATGCGAACAATGCAACTACGGAGGCACAGAGGCTCATTGCCACGGAGACAGTGAATCAGCTGCGCAAAAGCTACGGTGCGACAGGCACTGGAAGCGCGGCTGTGAGCGGTTCTTTTGACGGCACACAGAGATTGGCCGCACCGGAAAAAGCGGGAGTGCTGGCAAGCAGTGACCCCACGACCTATCAGACGGTGCTGGATGATATCGTAAATCAGAAAGAGTTTACCTATGATCATGAGAATGACCCTGTTTACCAAGCTTATGCAAAAACGTACCTGCGTGAGGGAGCAAGGGCGAGCGAGAATGCGTTGGCACAGGCCGCGGCCATGAGCGGCGGCAGACCCTCCAGCTATGCGATTTCTGTTGCACAGCAGACCGGCAATCAGTATGCGGCGGCGCTGGCAGACATGATCCCCACGCTGCGGCAGAATGCCATGGCAGAGCATCAGAATGATATTGCTGCCAAGTATGACATCCTCGGCGCGCTGGAGGCAAAGCAGCAGATGGACTACCAAAAGGTGCTGGATGAAGAAAATCGCAAGCGCCTGGTAATTCAGGATGCGCTGAGCAAATACCAAGCGCTTGGTTATGCCACAGCGGATGTGGCGCAGGTCCTGGGAATTCCGGAGGGGACACGATTTGGTGAAGTTCCGCAGACCGGAGTGGGAACGAACGTCAGCCAGGCTGCTCCTCTGGGCGGCGTGCTTGACCAGCTGCTGAACGGCACGAAGACAGATACGCCGGAGAAGGAGGCTCTGAAGAGTGCCGGACAGGTCGTTGGCGGCCTTTGGGGAGTTGGTGCAGGACTGCAGAGCACGTTGGGCACAGGCACGCAAATGGGCACGGGAGTTCAAGAAAACGGCACGAGTGGTATGGGCGATCCGACGATCTCAAATCCCATGGGCGGAACGGGCATGGACGCCTGGATACAGATCGGCAATGAGCGCATATCCTTGGAGACACTGGAAAAAGAGATGAGCGCCGGGCGGATCATTGGCAGGTATGATGCCCGCACAAACACAGTGACCTACGAGAGGGTCTCGACGACACAAAGCATATCCAGGCCGACGCTCGGAGGCGGAAAGCTCAATCATGTAACAAATGCGGCGCGTTAATGGGGGTTTGAAAAGTGGATATTTTAGAATTCACAAGAAGGAAGGTTGCGGAGATAACCGGCAACACGGGACAGGAGGAGACTCGTGTCCAAAGCAAATATACGAAAGAGGAAGAACAGGAGCTTGCCCTTGATCTGATCCGGCAGAAAAGAGCAGAGCAGGCGTATGCTTCCATCAGTGATAATTTCTTCACGGATCTGCAGAAGGATCTGCAGGGCCTGTCAGTGCCCTCTGCTGACAATGCACAAAAGACCACGGGCGGCTATTACAGCCGCCCTGTGGCGGATACTTCCGGCGTGGGGGATATTCAGAAACGTATGGAGAGTCTGTCCAATGTGATGCAGCAAGTAAGCTATCCTGTGGAAAAAGCTGAAAAGAAGGCAAAAGCAGCTGCATCGGCTCTTGAAACCGCAGCGGCGGCACTGACAAGCTCATTTGAGGCATATAAGGTTGCACCCACAGCGGATGCTGCGCAGGCTTATAACCAGGCACTGAGCACCTATCAGAAGGCAAAGAGTGGATATGACATTGCCTATGGAGCCTACAAGACCGCATATGATCAGTACCAAAAAGTGGCGGGAAATGCCAATACGGCATTCACTGCATGGAAGAAGTATGTGGATGACAGTCAGGCCAGCTACGATGCCTGGAAGAGCACCATCCGGGACAAGGATACCATTGCCCAGGAAATCGACTATGTGGACCGCATGATTAAAAATGCGCAGTTCGACACAGAGATGTGGGAATGGGAACAGAAGCGTGCGCTACTGAAAGAGGAATATGATTGGGCTGTCTACAGCAATATGGCTGACATCAAAAATACGCCATACTTCGGCACACTGAGCGAAGGCGACCGGGCGATGGTTCTGGATATGACGGAACTGGAGAGCTGGACGGAGGCCGAGCGGGCAATGTTCGACCAGTGGGTAGTTAACCGTAACAACTGGAAAAACAACCGAGACGGCGCGCCTGCCGAGGTGCTGGCCTGGGCTGATCGCGTTGGCTGGGACAGGCTACAGGAGATATTGGTTTCTTTGCGCCGATATAACGGTCAGAAGAATACAGAGGAAACTGTACGAAAGGCCCAAGAGGCAGCACAGGGTGTCGGGGGCGGAATCCTTTCTACCCTTGCGACGGTTCCTCTTGGCCTCTGGAATGCTGTGAAAAGCCCGTTTGTGGCGCTGAATGAACTGCAATTCTATGATGAAAGATATGGCAATCTGGATCCGAATGCGGCAGGCTTTCAGAGCAATATATGGTCCGGTGCTGTGCGCGATACCGTATCCAAAAACATCGCAGGCGATCACTATGATGAGAAAGGCAATCAGATTGAGGACGGCGGATGGCTTCGACAAGGCCTGGCTACCGTGTACGGTGCAACCACAAGTGCCGCAGATAATCTGGCAAGGCTGGCTGTAGGCCTGGCGGCGACTGCTGCAACCGGAGGCAGTGCTGCGCCCATTACACTGGGATTGGCCGCCATGGGTTCTTTCGGTGATACCGTGCGGCAGATCAGTGAGCAGGGTGGCGATCCTGTGCAGGCACTGGCTATGGGTGTAATCAGCGGCGGTTTGGAGGTGCTGACGGAAAAGTTTTCAGTTGAGAACATTCTCAAGGTGGCCAAGGGTGACCCGCTGAATTTCAAGAAGACACTGAAAGAAATGCTGAAGCAGGGTGCGATCGAAGTCAGTGAGGAAGAGATCAACTTCCTGGCATCCACCATTGCAGAAGCGGCGATCATGCAGGAGGAGTCTTCCTACAATCTGCAGATCAAGGAGCTGATGGCCCAGGGCATGAGTGAGGCAGAAGCCCGGGAACAGGCAAATCTTGCCTTGCTGGCTGAAGCAGGTGAGACAGCTGTACAGTCTTTCCTCTCCGGCGGCATGATGACCGGTGCCACCAGTGGCGTGAATAACGTTCGCTACTCCAATCTGGGTCAAAAGCTGGGATTGGCCGGACTTACCACCGAGCAGGCGCAGGCAATCATTGATTACGGGCTGGAGAGCGCAGAAGATACCGAGGCGCACCAGATGGCGCTGAAGCTGCAGGAGAAGATCGACGCCGGCAAGGTGCCTACGAAGGGCGAATTGGCGCAGCAGATCATGGCTAACGAGCAGGCTATTCGGGCGGAGCAGATCACGGGCGAAAATGCCAATGTGGGAATCAAAGAACAGCTGAAAGTCAGTGAAAATGTGCTGAGTGGTATGGAGCCTGTTGCAAACATTACCACACCAAGCAACTTTGCGGAAATGGATCTTAACGCAAAGAAGAACTGGGTGATAGAAAAACTGCGCCCCACCGGGTATTCGGTGGAACGCAAGGGATTCGGCATTATTGATTTCGCGCGGAAAAAACTGCGGGCGGCATTCAATTATTTCAAGAAAGGGTCAGCTGATGAAGCGGCGTTTGAGGCGTTGCCCTATGTCTTGGAAAAAGGCGTCGAGATTTCGTCGAGAGAAAATCATAAAGGAAGAAAGTATAGTACGGTGACATTTGCTGCGCCTGTAACGATCAATGGCCAAAGAGGAAATATGGCTGTTGTGGTGCGTCAGACGCAAGGCAATCAATACAAAGTCCATCGCGTGCTTCTTCCGGATGGTTCTGCGTTCTATATCTCTGAAACAGAAAATGAAGCAGAATCTTCCACGACTCGGGGAGTGGCCGATGCCGGCTCTCTTGCCTCATCCAAAGATACTGCTTCTATGAATATTATAGACCAGGGTGGCGGAATTGTCAACACTTACGATCAGAATGGAGGAACAGAAAATGCAAATACCGATGGACAAACAGGCACAGACGGCACCGGTGCAGGAGCAGGTGTATTACATGGAGGCGGCCAACGGAATGTTGGTACGGGTACCGGAGAGCAAACTGGAAGCCTGGACGGCGGCGCAGAAACGGCAGCGCAAAGGACAGAAAGGCTCACCGGAGCAAGCCGCATCAAATCAGCAGTTGCGCGACAGAATCTTGCAAGATCTCTTCGGCTCCCAAAAGTAAGTGCTCAGGAAATTGGACTGACTAAGGGAACGGAGCGGCGCAACCTGCAGGTATTGCCACAGGAACATTGGGACGGTGAGCTGCAGGCTTTGGCACAGAAGATTCAAGACGAGACCGGCAAAGAGCCTGTGTTTGTCATTGGTGATATCCATGTGCAGGGTGCGGATAATCAGAGTCACCGTATCCGAGCAGCCATCACTGCTGAGCAGGTGATCCTGCAGGCGGACTATACCAAAGTATCGCTGGATCAGATTTTGGACCACGAAATCTATCACTACAAGGCGGCATTTGCTCGTAAGAAGAGTCACAACCTGGACAATATGAATAAGCTGTCGATCCTTGAACAGTTCTCCAAAGAGGAATTGCAAGCGGTGCTGGATGCGTACATTGCGGCACTGGATGGCCAGTATGGACTAAGTGAGGCTGTGGATCAGAATGACAAGGAAGCATACCGGCAGATTCTTGCACTTATCAGGGAAGAGATGATGGCTGATGCCTATGCCGGAATCAATGCGTTCGGCGCCGGTGCGGACAAGTTCACCAAGGTCGTTAATGACAGAATGGCGGAACTGAATCTCGGAAAGAAGACTGCTCAGGAGAACGGTGTGCGGCAGACCAATGGGCCTAATGCGGAACAAAGCACCCCAGATGCGTACCAAAACACCGATTTTGCGGAACGAAATGCCCAAAATGCGGAACGAGAAGCGCGAATCGCAGAGATCCTGCGTTCGGTGTCTACCAACCATGCGGCGCAGTTTGAGCGTTACACACGACTGACAAAAGAGAATCCGGAGCAGGCTGCCAAGGAAGGCGCGGAACTGAGCCGGGGTATTTACCGCCATGAATTTATGGAGTACCGGGAACTGACTGAGCAGCGCGACCGGGAAAAAGAAAACACCGCCAAAATCGGCGGTGAGCGGTATTCCTTCCACGGTTATGCAGAAGATGGCAAGGGTATCTATGAATCCAACTTTCCTAAGGGGACACCTAAAAAGGCAAAGGGAGAAAAGATACTGCATTACATCCAAGATGTGTGGTCTAAAAAGCCTATTACACTGCGCATTGAAAGCGGTGGAGAGGTTAGATACATCGAGGCGAAGTTCGATCCTTCTTATAGCGAGAATGAAAACTCGCCGACAGATGCGAGCAAACTTATGGGCGGCAACCGCCATGGTAATGCAGTTGAGAAGCGTGTGACCTTGGATCTTGCCGATGATTATTACCAAATTGCATCGGAATCTCGGTATAACTATTCCAAGGCCGAAACGGGAAAAAATACAGATCCACATCAAGGTGTGAAGCAGTGGCATTATTTTGTTAATGATATATACTTTGCGGAGTATGGGAGTGAAGAACTTGTTCCGTATCGTGTGTCTATCAATGTAAAGGAAAAAGCGGATGGAAATTATTTCTACAGTTTTTCTGCTGAACAAGCAGAAGGAACCTCCACCCAACGGACTTTACATGCCGCTGTTAACGGCAGTAACAAGACTGCCGCCAATGGAAGTTCCCTTGCTTATAGTATACGCGTTCCTGACAAAAATGTCAACCAAAAATATTTGGATGCAGTAAATCGTGGTGATATGCAGACTGCTCAGCAGATGGTTGACGAAGCAGCGAAGGCGGCGGGGTATACAATCAAGGCATATCATGGTACCACCAATAGGGAAGAAAAAAGCAGTTGGAATGCTCAATCAGGATCGTGGGATACAGAGTACAGCAGAATCACGGTATTCAAGAAGCAGTATGAAGAGCAGGCGGGACATTTCTTTAACAGTGATATGGATAATGCTGGCGGTTATGGCTTTGATCTTTATGCTGTCTATCTTATGCTTAAGAAGCCCCTTGTCATCGACTGTCGTGGGCAGAATTATGCAAGCATTACTTTTGACGGAAAGGAAATGGATACTTACGAATGGGCTGCTTACGCAAAGAAGAATCGATATGATGGCGTAATATTTGAGAACATCTCCGATGGAGTGGGCTATGACGATTTACAACGCCTTACAACAGATTATGTGGTATTCGATTCCAACAGAATTAAATCTGCAGATCCCGTGACCTATGACAACAAGGGCAATGTGATTCCGCTGTCCGAGCGTTTTAGCGTAACAAACAGAGATATCCGCTATTCCACCGATGATGAAGGCGTCGAGATCATCAAGAGCGACAAAAAGTATCTGATGGATGAGGAGGAGTACCACCGTGTAAAGGGTGACCTGGAATCCCGCAGAGCTGAGTGGGAAAGAATGTATCTTTATGACCAGCTCGGCCCGGAAGGCGAGAAACGGTACAAGGCTACTCAACAAGTAGAGAACACTCGTAAAAAGGCAGGGCAAGCTCAGCGAGCCAAGGAGAACCGCATCCAACCTGGCAAAGTGGAACTGGATGTGGAGAGCCGGGCAACGGAGGCCAAGCGGCTGCTGGAAAACAAACTCCTGCAGACCTTCTCCATTCCGGATGGCGTGCGCGGTGAATTGCGGGCCTACATCGGCGGCTTTGCAGATCGGATCGTAAAGCATGGCGCACTGACCGAGGATGACCGGCGCAGGTTCTTTACCCGGATGTACGAAGCAGGTGCGGTGACGATCCCTGCAGATGACTACTACGGAGAAGCCCGGAGTTACATCAAGGGCGGACACATCTATGTGCCGGGCAGTGTTGTGGCGGAGTTTGGTGATGACTGGCAGGATGTTCGCCGCAGAGCCTTTGCGGCAGGTATCTATCTGACTTATGAGCGCACCGATAAGAATGGCCACAGCGTTTCCGGAATCGACGTGTGGAATAGTGACCTAGCAGCAGATCTGCCGGGTCTGTTCGATGCAGAAGATACGGACGAGATCGCGATCCTGCAGAAGATCATCCATGTGGCGGAGCGGGGCAAGGATGAGAAAATCAGCCTTGCTGAGTATGTGGCCCGTGTAGCCAAGGAGGAGTACACCTCGGAAAATGATGTGCTGGACAGCTTGGAACGGCAGATGACGTGGGCACTGAAATCTTTCGCTGAGACAGCAAAGGTGGAAATCCAATTGAAGGACCGCAATCTGCGCCGTGTGATGAAGGAACGGGCGGAGAACCAGGAACGGGCACAGCGGGCGAAAGAACGCCGTGAGCTGCAGGAGCTGCAGCAAAAAACGCTGAAGAGTCTGCAATGGCTGAATAAAAATCGCCGCCTTGCTCCGGAAGATCTGCGGGAAGAGTGGGACAGAGCGCTGAGCGACATCGATCTATATGCTGTGGGTGCCGCCAATGAGATGAACTGGAGCAATAAGCACCAGGCTACATGGAAAGATCTCGCAGAGATGTACAAGGAAGCTCGGGCAAAGGATCCCAACTTCCATGAAGATGCGGAGATCGAGCGGATCATATCCCGTCTGGATAATAAGAAGATCGCTGACATGGATCCTGCGGCGTTGCTGGATCTGTACAAACTGGCCACCGGCCTGAGGACGGCTTTCTACAACCGTAACAATGTCCTCAATGATGAGCAGTACCGGATCTTTGAAGAGGTCTATTTGGATTCCAAGGAAGAACTGACAGAGGCAGGAAAAGGCAAGGAGGGGCTTGTAGACCGCTTCCTGAACCGGGAACAACTGTCTGCTATGAATGTTCTGGAACGGATGGCCGGGTGGAATCCCAATAGTGCGTGGTACTCCATGGCCAAGCAGCTGGAACGGGGCGAACGGGATGTGCGTGCCTTCACTGTGAAGGCAAACCGAATTCTGGAGGACTATCTGAACGAGCACAAGGATTTTGTGATGCGTGCAGACGGCCAGGGCAAGGATGCGATTTGGTACACCATCGAAGTTCCGGAATTGATGGAATGGGGCAAAGGCAACAAGCCAATTTTCGGAGATACCGTCACTGTGTACATGACACCGGCACAGAAGGTGCATATGTATCTGGAAAGTAAGAACCTGGACAACCTGCGGCACATGGAGGGCGGTCGCACCTTCGTTGTTGATAAGGAACTATACGGCAAAGGCAAACGGCAGGAGGCACTGGAACAGGGCCGAACCATCCGCCTGGCACCGGAGACGGTGAAGCAGTTGGTATCTAACCTCACTGACGAGGAAATGGAGCTGGCCCAGGTACTGGACCAGTATTACAACGGGTTTGCTACCGGGGAAATCAACCGGGTTTCCAATGTGCTGTATGGCTACGACAAGGCCATGGGCAAGCACTACGCGCCTATCTATACCAACCAAAACTACACCAATGCTGAGTTCGGCACCTTTGATGTGACGGCGGAAGGTGTAGGAAATCTGAAGGGCCGTGTGCAGTATTCCAAGAATCCCAGTTATAATATCAGCGCCTTTGATGCCTTTGAACGGAATGTGAATCAGACGGCCCGATTCGTGGGTATGGCAATCCCTATCCGCAACTGGACCACGCTGATGAACTGGACGGAATACAAGAACAGCATGAAGGATACCATCACCCATGCCTGGGGTTTGGAGCATAAGCGGTATATCGAGAACCTGCTAACAGACCTGCAGGGCGGAAAGCTTGACCGGGAAGATGTGATCAATGAGGCAGGCGAAAAGCTGTTGAGCAATTACATTTCCTCTGTGTTCGGTGCGAATATGAGCATTGTGCTGAAGCAGATGGGCAGTATTCCGTTGGCTGGTGCTTATTTGGGCGTCGGAAATGTGGTGCCTAGCCGGCTGCAGGTGGAGCGGCTCGATCGCGATTTGATTGGGAAGTATACTCAGGATCTTGCCTGGCGCGGAATGGGTTACTCGATGCCGGAAACGAAGCAGCTGAAGGATCATCCCAATTGGACACAGAATAACAAAGTTGTGCGTTTTGCAATTGGTGGCGGTGCAATCACCGCTATGGACCAGTGGGCAGCGAGCGTGTTGTGGCCCTGGGCTGAGAATAAGGTACGCAAGGAACATCCGGAATTGGAGGTCGGCACAAAGGAACAGGTGAATAACGGCGAGAGTCCGTTCTACAAAAAGGTAGCGGAAGAGTTCGAGAACGCTGTTTCTCGTAGCCAGTCAACCTCGGATCAGATGCACCAGGGTACTCTGCGCAAGAGCAAGAACACGCTGACACGGATGTTTACCATGTTTACATCAGACTCTGCCCAGACCTATAACACCCTGCGGCAGATGATTGGTGAAGCCGGCTATTACAAAAAGACCGGGCAGCTTGAAAAGGCAGGGAAGCTGAGCCAAGCGGCCGGGGCGACTGTGGTGGCATTACTGCTGAATGCACTGTGGGGTGAAGGTGTCAATCTGTTGGCGGCTCTTATTAAGAACAAGGGGAAGAAGTACCGGGATGAAGAGGGCAAAATGACTGTACTGAGCATTTTGCAACAAATGAGCATGGGTATGCTCAGTTCTCTTTCCGGTACAGTTATCGGCGGTGACACACTGATGGACATGATCAGTGCGAAGATCTTTGACGAAAAGTTCTATGCACCGGAATCTATGGAAGTGTCGCTGATCCAGGATATGTATAATACCGTGGATACTGCGATGGATATCATCTTTGGAACTGCTGCGGATATGGTGGCGGTTGCGATGGATGACGGTAGAATCGGTGAGTACTTCAAACAGAACGGAAACGATCTGCTTGAACGGATCAAAGATGCTGCTTTGGAGATCGCAGCCTATTGGGGTATTCCTGCTGCCAATGTGGAAGCCTACATTGTAGGTGCGCTGAAGTTCATTCCGGGCTTTGGTGCGGTCTATGACGGATGGTTTGAATCTGCAGACAAGAGCGCATTGGGAGGGCTGACAGGGGAGAACCTATCAATCCGCGTGGGCAGTTTGCTGGATCAACGCGGAATTGATGTATCCGACGGCACAGCAGATGCGATTGCGGAACTGTATGAAGCCGACTTTACCGGGGCAGTCCCCGGGGGAGTGCCAGACAGTGTTACCATTGATGGCGATGAACGAATGCTTAATATCGGGCAGCGGCAACATTACGGAAATGTGTGGGCTGATATAGTAGCAAAATCCCTGGACAAAATGATATCGTCCGATCGGTTTGCGGAGGCTAGCCCGAAGATTCGAGAAGGAATGCTGAAGAAACTGTATTCCTATGCATCCGAACAGGCGAAGGCGTCAATGTTTGACGATTATGAGCCGGGCAACACCAAGGCGGATATTGCTGCCTATGAGCAGGCCGGGCTTGATGTGGCGGATTATTTCGCAGTCAAGGCCGAGGGGTACAATACGGATAAGTATCTGAAAGCAATAATCAACGGGTTGCCGGAAGAGGAGTCGGATGCGCTCATGGAGGGGATCGACAATCTGGAGCCCATGGCTGGTGAGGATCAGGTGGCAAATGTTCAGAAGTGGCGTACCTGCGTGGATATGTACAGAAATCCGGACTTTCAGCTGGCAGCGTTGGGAGCGTATATGACGTCTGAACAGTTCAAGAAGGCCAAGGTGGCAAATCGATTTGACATCAGCTTAAGCAGTTATGTGAAGCTGTTCGAAATCCGGGCGGAGTACGATCAGGACAAAAATGGCTCTTTCTCCGGCGCAGAGTATAAGAGGGCTATCGACAGCTTGCGGCTGGGTACGAATGACAGCGCAGTGCTGTGGCAGCTGTTTGCCGGCACGAAGAGCGCTAAGAACAATCCATATAGCACGTCTGTTGGACAGAAGGTACTTGATGCTTTGACGGATTAAGGAGAGACCGCACCGGGAAACCGGTGCGGTTTTTCCCTTATTTTTTCCCTTATGCCGTTGCAATGGGGTGCATAACGATGCAAATTATTACAAAAATAATGGAGAATATGCGTATATTTCCGAAGATTTACACGCATTTCATACATATCAGCAAATTCAAGTCCCGCCTCGCCCACCAAAGAAGACAGCCGTAAGGCTGTCTCTTTTTTTGCCAGCCGATCCTTGATGAAACCGATAAAACCCCTTGATTTCCAATGAAAACGGAAATCAAGGGGTATTTTTGTTCCATTTCAGCCCATTCGCTGCTGTTCGTTACATTTGCTCCCCATTTCCGTCGATCCCGCCGGCGATTGGGCTGCGGTTGGGGTATCATTGAGAAAATCTTCAAAAAGAGACATTTTTTTCGTTAAAACCGTCAAAATTAAAGATTTGTTGAAGTTTGATTGAAAATTAGTACTATAATATAATTTAGATTTTGCATTTAGGAGGGATTACGATGTTGAAGATATTGATTGCAGAGGATGACCGGGAGCTGCGACAGCTGTTCAGCCATGTGCTGAATCGACATGGTTACACCGTAGTGGGCGTATCCAATGGCCAGGAGGCGCTGAATGCCTTGGATAAGGATTTCTACGATATGATCATCTCCGATATTATGATGCCTGTGATGGACGGCTATGAGCTGGTTAGGCAGCTGCGCGATGTGGGAAACACTACCCCAATTTTGATGATCACTGCCAAGGATGCTTTTGATGATATGCGCCTGGGTTTCCAGTCCGGAGTGGATGATTATATGGTCAAGCCTATCAATGTCAATGAGATGGTACTGCGTGTGCAGGCACTCCTGCGCCGTGCACAAATGATCAATGACAGGAAGCAAACCATTGGAGATACTGTGATGGAATGCGATTCATTGACAGTAACGGTGGCGGGTGAGAGCATGGTTCTGCCGCAAAAGGAATTTATGCTGCTTTATAAGATGACGGCTTACCCCGGCAAGATCTTTACCCGGCAGCAGCTGATGGATGAGATTTGGGGTTACGATTCCGAAAGCGACACCCATACGGTAGATGTACATATTGGCAGACTCCGTGATCGTTTCCGGGACAACAAGGACTTTAAAATCGCCACGATCCGTGGTATCGGCTATAAGGTGGTGAAGCTGTGA